ACCTGCGTTTCACAATCTGCCGATTTGTGGTCTGCAAGCGATCTAATGGTATACTGACGATATGGTTATATCAATTCACAAGGTACCCTATGGGCGCGGATTCTAGGAGAAAAGGCGCTACATTTGAAAGATCTGTCGTTGCGCAAATAAATGAGTGGCTTGAGTCCCAAGACATAAATTTTTCGTGCAAACGAAATCTGGACCAATATCAGCAAAAGGACCTCGCGGACATCGACATCCCGTATCATGCGGTGGAGTGTAAACATTACGCCGATGGCTGGACCTACAAACCTGAGTGGCTTGCGCAAGTGCGTGAGGCTGCGGGTGATAAAATCCCGGTTTTGATATATAAATACAACAGGAAACCGATACAAGTCTGTTTGCCCATGTACGCCGTCAATACTGAGTGGCCTGCGACAAACGATTTTGTGTGTATAATGACGATGGAGGATTGGTTTGAAGTGATGAACCGTAACTGGCATCACTACGAAAGGATGGAAAATTATGGCTGATGTAAAAGATGTTACTCGCACAAAGTCTGGTAGGCTGACCTACCGGGGCGAATCTTTTCCCGGTTATAACAAGCAAGTCCGCACCTCCGGCGGCAAAAAAAAATTTAAAGTGCTGGCAAAGAAAGGCGATCAAGTGAAGATTGTGCGCTACGGTGATCCAAAGATGTCGATCAAGAAGGATCAACCGGCCAGACGCAAATCGTTCCGTGCGCGACATAACTGCGATGCGGTAGAAAAGAAAAAGGACGTGTTCGCGGCATCTTACTGGTCCTGCAAGAACTGGTGATATTATGGCAGCTGAAGACGTAGATATATTTGAAGAAGATTTAAGGTCGATGGTCAACGAACCATTTACCATGCCAAGAGAGAGCATGCGCTCAGAGCAAAGTTACGGCGAAGGCTCTGGGAGCAGCGTGTCAATTGAAGGCACACCGGGTGTTGATCAGGTGTTTAATCAAGTGATGTTTAGCCCGACATTTAGATCTGTGGTTCGAGTAGAAGATTTGCCGCCTGAAACCGTAGGCCAAGCAAAAGAGATATTTGAGTATCTTGCCAAAACGCAAGGCGTGAACAACGCAGCTCAATACTTGCTCGAACAATTTGGTCAAGTAACAGAAACCCCAGAAACATTCCCCATCAGACAAAGCATTGGCCCTGACCCTAGAGAGCAAAGAGTCTCAGGTCTGGAGCAATACAGCAGTGCTGGCTTCGACCAAGGCATAGGCTCCCTGCCTCAATAATATGGCCACTGAAGATATAGACATCTTTGAAAGTGAACCATCTGGAGTAGAAAGGATATCACAGCTCGTTTCTGATGGTCGTGTACGTGAAGCTTACGCAGAATTTGAAGAGCTGCCTCTAGCCCAGCAGTTAGCGGTTTCTGTAACTCCAGTAGTCGGTGACGCACTAGCAGCATACGAGGTGGGTGAGTTTGGAACCAGAGCAAAAGAAAGTTTTTCGCGCGGCGAACCTCTTGGGGCAGCGGGAAATGTGGCTCTTGCGGGATTAGCGGGGCTATCTTTCATACCGATATTGCGTGGACTCAGAGGCGCTAGGCCTTTAGGTAAAGCAGTAGCATCTACGTCAGAAACTATACCGGGACCCACAACGGGCCAGCTTACTGGCATAACTGATCTACCTGCTGATGTTAGAACAGAATATTCAAGGGCTGTTTATTCAGATCCGCGCACCGGTGAAATGTTGCAACGAGATCCAATTTACAAAGCTCTCGACATGCCGCAAAGAGACGTGTTTGAAGGGCAAGGTTTTTACAAGGACGAATTCAACCCAGTGTTTGTATCTAGGCCGGTGCCTAGAGTCAAAAAAGACGCTACCGGTATTGAACGTATAGACCCTAGAGACGCAAAAACCATAGAGCAAAGAGACACAACCTTTGGTTATCTAACTCAGCAAGAAGGTACGCCGACAAGCAGGGTCTTGACCAAAACAACTCCCGGCACTAATGACACTATAAAAATTACAACAAAAGCCGACATATCGCAGCCACAGTTTGCCAAGATAGCAAAAGAGGCTGGTAAGTATGGCTTGGATCCGGTGAGCATTCCTGAAGGTATTACGTTCTTCAACAACAAATCATTCGACGTGCTTGAAGACTTGTCGCCGCAGGTTGTAGATGATCTTACGGGCAGCATAGAAGAAATACTGGGACCAACAGCAATACGAAGAGTAGATCGTGGAAATTTTGACTCTATCAACTATTCTGATTTTTCAGAAGAGTTTGCTAGGGGCGCCGATGAGATAGCAGATACGTCTAGCCTCGCAACAAAAAAACTTTTTGAAACCCTCAGCGACGAAGCTATAGCGAAGCTTGATAAAAGCCCAGAAGTAAGAAGATTCGTAACTAACAAGCTCGAACAAGATTTACAAATAGCTCGTAAACAAGATCTTCCAATTAGAAAAGATATTAGAACAGCCCTGACCATTATTAGTGATCAGGGCTTTGCTGGATTGAAAAAAGTGATGGAAAAAGGCGACGTGATTTTACCCGGTATCGTATTCCTTTATTTAGGAAAAGCTATACCTATGGTTTCATCTGAGACACAACAATCTGAGGCATAAAGTCACCATCAGCTTTGCCTTGCTTCTTCGCAAGTTTTTTGCCTTTTAATCTCTCAACAGGAAACCCGTTCTTGAATGACCATCTATCATCGCCGAACAAAGTGTATAAGTCGGACCCGTCTACCTTTTTGAAATAGGCCCCATAAGCTTTTTGTTTTTCAGGATCTAAATACAACACTACCTCCTTATGTACCAGCGGGGCTAATTAACCCTTGTTCTATTAAGTCCGCAGCAGTCCTGCCAATCCTGCCTTGCAAGCTCCAAGCAAGACCCGTATCGACTAAGTGTTGCCACGCCTCGATAACCTGTTCTTCGCTTTCAGCTTCCTCAAAGCCCTCAACAATTCCGCACGCTAAATAATTGTCCATATCAATCTCCGGTTTGATGTAGCACCATTGCTACAGGTGTATCTTACAACATGTGTATACAAATGTACAAATATTTGCACACATATTTTTTATCCGGCATCGTTTATTTTTGGTAAGATTCTACAATGGCAACCGAAGACACCGACATATTTGATTACTTGCCCAGTAGAGCGCAGTTAACATATTTTGGCGGTCAATTTTTACCCGGTGCGGGTATCGCAGATGCAGCTGGCCAAATGCCACCTATGCCACGTGGCGACATGGATCTAATAGACGCCTTTGCTGAAGAAAACATGCCAAGCCTAGGCGAAAATATCGAGCGCGGAGAATACTTCGATGCAGCGATGCAGGGATTAGGTGTTCTGGGCGATGCGATGTACGGCATACCTGTAGCTGGTGCTGTGTTGGGTCCGACTGTTGGTAGCGTTGCCAAAGGTATCGGTGTAGGTGGTAAAGCCATCAAGCGCGGCATTGAAGCGCTGGACCCGGTGGTGGATGCTAACAGAGCTGGATTTGAAACAAACCAGATTATGTATCACGGTACTGCTGATACTTTTACTCGCTTCAAGCCATCGAAGACCGGGAACCTAGGCGAAGGAATTTATTTCACCCCGGATCCTGCAATAGCCAATAACCGTGCAATTGTATCTAGCATGAAGCCAAAGCGATCAGCTGGCGCCAACATCATGCCGGTTTACATCAAAAGAGATCTCAAATATTTAGATCTTGATTACGATCCGCTTACAAAAATCGACATACCAAAAATAAAATCAGAAGGCTTTGATGGCGTAAGACGTTTTGATAAGCAAGGTAACCTGATCGAAAGTAACATATTCGATCCAGATAACATCAGGCCGGTGTTCTCTGTAGACGGTCCGCCCACACCACCAAAAGCAAACAAAAATGACTTGGTAGAAAATTTTAAACAAAACCAAGCGCCTGTGGGAACGATAGATCCTGATACGTCAAAGCCAATCACAGAGTCTTTGAATCGCGCTAGAGCAAAAAGATACACAGACAACCTAAAAACACCGGCATTCAAACGTCGTGAAGAAGCTAGAGCCGCCGGCAAAATACAAGACCTTGTCTCTGCTGAACGAACAATTTTAGACCCCAATGATTTGTATGGTTACAGTTTAGTACCTGTAGCTGGTGATCGAGCTGGCATCGGAGCTTTACTTGATATTAAAGGCGTACCGTTAAGCTATCCCGTAGCCGTACAAGCTGGCCCCGGATATTCGTTATTGATGCGTGGTAAAGGTAAAGGCTGGGCATCGATGGAGGGCGCAGCCAACCAAAAACAAATGAACTTTATTCAAGCCTTGGATGAAACTGGCTTGGCACCTTTAGGCGTGTATGCAGCCATGGGCCGTGAAGGTATTAACTTCTCTACTCCAACAGTGTTATCTATGGTGGGTCAGCTCGACTACCTGAAGATTCCTAAGAAACAACTCACAGCGTTTGATAGCGCAGTGAGAAAAGGCACACCAGCCAATCCGGGCATCAAAGATTTTGTTGGTTTAAATAGCCCTGATCTTGTGGGGCAACTGACAGGTGAAATACCAAGCAGTGTAAGCTCTGGAAACATTCGTAAAGCCGTCATTGAAGAAATGAAGAAACCAAGGTGGCAAAACATGGGCTTCCCGGTATACGAAGACGTATTACAAACCATCACTGATCCAGCGCTTAGAATACCCAGAGGACCCAAAGGAACCCTTAATCCAGCGGAAACTGGATACAGCATATTTAAGGCGGATCCAACAAAAGCTACGTTTAAGGATCCCTTTCATCTAAGTTATGACACAGTAATACCGGGAGACTATCTTGGTGGCTTACCCGGTAGAGGCGTGCCGCCTGAGATTATGTTCCCGCAAAATTTTGCGCGTATGGCACAGAAAGTCAACGTAGCAGGCAAACCGCTTACCCGACAACAGCAGCTTGGATCTTTAGCCATGGAACCCATGGTCGAGCCAGTGACTGATGAGCTGATAGAAAATCTAGCCAAGTATCTGAACAAGACTGAAGGCACAAACTTCGCGAAAGGCGGTGAAGTAGAAGATCCTAGAATCAGTCGTCAGCTAGGATTTGATGAGAATGATGCGAAAGAAGTCGCGTTGATGAACGCCGGTATACCGTTTGATTACAACAGGTCCGGCTTACTATCTCTAGCGGTCTAACGATCTCTCCAGATCCAAGCCAGCACAGCCAGCTGCAAAACGACCATGCCGACTAGGAGTATGTAAAAAAACCATTCAATCATCTTCGGTTGGCGCTAAGAAGATTCCTTTCATATGCTCATAACCGAAATCCTCACCAGTAAATACACAAAGATTTTTTAGTTGCGCACTTCTGTGGTTGAAACTAGCTTTACGATAATCTTTTTTTTCAGATACCGTATAAACGACAGATTCAGGCTGATCCAAATCATCAAGCAGCTTTATTAACTCAGATACTTTCATGATCTGTAATTGGTTTGGTGTACCAATTCTCCGTCTAAGTAGACCCGATAGTTTTTACCTTCCTTATCGAAGTCGTTTACTTTGCGACTGATCAGCTGCGGAAACTGTTCGTCCCGACACTTTACATGCCTAACGTATCCTTCCTCGCCATTGATCCGCACATGTACGTGCAGCTCCCACATTGAGTTATCAAACACTCCATATATTACGTCACCCATACTTCCTCCTATTTGTCGTGTGCCTTAACTAACTTTGAAGCCGGGTAAAGTTTTACCCTACCCAGCTCCTCGTCCAAAAATCTCACCTTCCCGGTTTTGGTATCCCGGCCCATGTACTGGCCATGAAAGGTGGTGCCTTTTACTCTCAATCTCATATGAGCAATATACACAAAAAAAATAATATGTGCAAATTTTCATAAATACTTGCACATCGACACGGAATGTGGATAATAGAGATATTCATTAACTAACCGGAGAAAAAAATGAGTGCATACCTAGTAGACGCAGAACACATTGCAGAGATTGTAAAGTTTGCGGAAAACAATAATTTTAACCACGCATACAATTGCGCAACAAAAGAGCCGATTGATTGTGATCCTAAGAATGTGGCAAGAGTTTTAGCTCAAGCCAACATCGACAGTTTGGTTGCAAGATACGACGAGGATCCAAATGACTTTGATGGTTACATTAAAGAGTGTTTGGGCAATCTTAAGTACAGCACCGACGGAGTAAGTCAAAGCTTACTTACAGGCGTTGGTCTTTGTCAGCTTGGAGCGGACGATATTTACAACATGATTCAGTGCTGGAACTATCAATCTTGCGAGGTTGATAACTGGTACGAAACAGATGCCTATTGGCTTGGTGCTTACATCAAAGATGTAGCTGCTAGAAAACTAGCAGATAACGCTGAAGTAAAATGGAGCTATACCAAAAACAAAAGCGAGGTGGCCTAATGGTCACCGACAAAAAGCGTTTTTATAATCGCGTGCGCCGTACCTGTCTCAAGCATGATATTGATATCGAGCTTGATGGTGCGCCACGTAACTGGCGTTCAGTGCAGCTGCTCAAAGATGGCCAGCTGTTGTTGGGCGATTATGCTGAGGGCCGTCGTCCTCTTGATATTGACTGGCAGCGCATGCATGAAGAGCTGACCAAGTATGGATTCGTCGGAGGTGCTAAGTGAATATCTTTCTTAGCGAGATAGAGATCAAGGTGATCGAAAAGATAAAGTCAGAAGACCTTACCGTCGCTCAGTATATTAATAAATTTTTTGCAAACAAACCGCAAGAGCTGCACGACTTTCTAGATAAAGAGCGTGAGCATTTGTTATTGTCTGGAGAGTTTTATGAGTAATCCAAAAAAACAAATTCGTAACATCTACGGCTACTGCCGTGTATCCACCACCGAGCAAGCTGAGAACGGGATCTCTATTGATACCCAGCAAGAGCTGATCTCTGAGTTTGTGCGCGATAAATTTAACCGGGATGTTACAGAGTGGTTTGTAGATGCTGGTGTATCTGGGACCGTGCCGATTATGGAACGCGAGCAGTGTCGAGCCATGACCGATGTGATCGATGAGTATGACATCGTCATCGCTACCCGGATCGACAGACTATCACGTAGCTGCAACGATCTACTGCAAACGATCCCGCACCTAGAAGAAAGCGGCGTGACTTTGTATCTGTGCGAACAATTCAACGACATGCCTGTGGTCTATCCCAAAGAGATGGCCGCAAAAGGTCTGGAGTCTAAGTACGATATGAACTCGTTGGTAAACCAGATTATGTTGATGGTTTTGTCAGCTGTCGCTGAGATGGAGTTTGAGAACACCAAGAAGAAATTTGCAGAAGGCAAGATTGCTTGGG